AGACGAAGAAGTACGGCGCGCTGTCCGGCAAGTATGTGCCCGGCCCGGTGTGGAACGACATCCGGCAGGCGCATGGCTGGAAGCCTACAAGCGAATTTGGTCGGGCGCATGAGAAGGTGCTGCAGTTCTGGAAGAAGTCCAAAACGGCATGGTCGCCGGGCGTCCACATGAACAACGTGATGGCGAACTTCGTGATTGCTGACTGGCACGACCTGCGCTCGGTTGATCTGGCTGAAGCGCTGATGGTATGGGCAAAAAACAAGCAGCCCGGCTACAAGGAGATATACCAGCGCTTCGAGGATTCCGGGGCCATGGGTGGTATGTTCTTGTCGAACGAGGTACTGCGCGATGAGATAGCCAAGCAGCTTGATTCGCTGAAGGACGACCTAAAGGACGAGGCGCTTGAGAAGTCGAACATGGCGCGCGTGATGCACCTGTTCACGATGGCAGGGATGGTGCCGAAGAAATACGCGCAAGGCATGGAAGCGGCGTATCAGTTCGAGGATGCCATCTTCCGTCTGGCCGCATTCACCAAGGCGATCCGGTACGGAAAGACGGATGTAGAGGCTGGCAAGATCGCGCGCGACTCCTTCCTGAACTACGACATCAATGCGCCATGGATTCAGGCCGCGCGCCATACGGGCCTGCCGTTCATCAGCTTCTTCTACCGGGCGCTGCCCATGGCGATCAACACGGTCAAGGCAAAGCCGTGGAAGATCCTGAAGCTGATGGGCTTCTGGCACTTGGTATCGGCGCTTGGCTACATGATGTCCGGCGGCGACGAAGAGGAAGAGCGCGATTTGCTGCCGAAAGAGAAGCAGGGCAATGTGTGGGGAGTCGTTCCGAAGATGGTGCGCATGCCATGGAACGGCGAGGATGATGCGCCGGTGTTCCTCGACATTCGCCGCTGGGTTCCGGTTGGAGACATAGCAGATATGGAAATGGGTTCCGGGATGCTACCGCCATGGGCAACACCGAGCGGTCCTATGTTGCTGATGTCGGAAGTGCTGCTGATGAACAAGTCGATGTTCACAGAGAAGGAGATCGTCACGGACACAGACTCCCAGCGCGAGAAGTTGGAAAAGCGCTTGGATCACCTGTTCAAAGGGATGATGCCGAACGTGCCGCTTCCGAACCCGCTGAACCTGCAAACGCCGGTCGGCGAGATCAACCCGTTAGACTTGAATCAGGGCAGCATGCAGTCGTATGCGTGGTCAGGGATAGAGCGTTCGCAACTGAAGCAGGCCGGTTCTATCGGCGAGATACGATCAACGCCTGCAGCAATCGCCAATACGCTAGGGATCAAGGTGTCCGCCTATCCAGCCGAGAACATGAGCGCGGCGAAGGATCTGGATTACCGTCGCAGCGTGATGGGCGTCAAGGCTGAAATGAAGCGACTGCAACGTAACTTTGCAAACCTGAACGAGCCGACCAAGCAAGAAGAGGGGCGATTCGATAGGGCGATGGAGCGGCAGCGCGAGAAGCTGGACGAACTGGAAGAGAAAAGGTAGTGGGGGCAGGCTCACTTGCGCAGCTTCTTGGCGATGTCCTCCCCTTTTTCTTCCAACTTCTGCGCGATAGTTGCCACCGGGTCGGCCTGTCCAAGACCGGCTTCAATTCCCTTGAATGCGCTGATGCTGAACTTGCTGAGTTCGTCGCTTGTTGGTGTTGGTATTGCTTGCATGATGTTCCTAGTTAATTTGCTAGGTCACGGCTTACGCCGCGACCTGTGACCAGCGATCAGAGACTCTTGGTGCAGCGGAAGCCGACGCCGCCGCTGCGACCCCCGGGGCCGCCGCCGCCGAGACGGAACACACCGGCATACGAGCGGGAGCCCCAGCAGCCGCCCCGCCGGAGCGCACCGCCAGACCAATTACGCTCTCCGTCAGGACGCCAGCCCATGCCTTTTCCCTGCGATGGGTAGGGGGCGGTGGTCAGGCTTGGCGAGTCCGCCTTGATGATGGTGGTCAATCCCAAGTCATTGCCCTGCACGTCGTCAAAAATCCACGAAAACACGTTGCCGTTTAGGTCGCAAACCTTCTCGCCATTCGATAGCGTCAACCAGCGGCGCTCCTTCGCATCGGGTGATTGGAACGTACCAGGCTGTGCGCTCGAAACATTTCCTTTGCGCAGTCCACGGAATAGCTTGCCTTCGCCCACTTTCCCCTTAGTCCAGTTGCAATCCTGCTGGGCGGCATTAAGCCTGATCGCCAGTTCCTGTCTTTCAGTGACGAGCTGGCCGCCAATGTCTGCGCACGCAGCTTTGGCCTCTTCAAAGCTAATCCGCACCCACGGTGTGCCATCCTCGGTGATAACGGCCTTCCCATCGCCCCCCTTGCTGCAGGCGAATTGCCCGTACTGGAACGACGGAACCACGATTCCACTTGGCAGCATCATTTCTGGGACGGTGATAAATTTGTTTTCGGTTTGCATGACTATCCTTTCAGTTGTTCAATTGTTTGTTTCTCGTTGGGTATAAAGCTTTCGCAACAGTCGCCGAAGTAAAAATCAAATATTCCGTATGACTAGAAGTCGCTGGGTTGCTCCGTGAATCGCTTGCACGCTTCCTTGCTCGGGCATTCTTTGTTCAGACACAGGGTTATGGAGGTGGAGGATTCGATGCCCAAAGTTCGCGCGGAAGCTTACGAAGCTCGATAGGCTGCTTCGCGTTATCGCGTTCAAACTGGCGGCGCTGTGATCTGGATGCTGTAATGCTCACTTGTTCACCTCTGTATATTCAAACTCAATCCGAGTCACAACCGTTTCCGGCGTGCATGGCTTGTGGCTGGCGCAGAACATTTCAACGAACTGTGCTGGCGTGAGGTTTGGAAAACCCTCGAGGATGCACTCCGAACGGCCATACTCAAGATCGTCAGTCATGCGGCGTAATGGTTCGCGCATCGTGGTAGCAACGCGCACCGGATCGCGCAGCGGCTCAATCTTCTCGCCCGGCTTCAACCCCATACACTTGCGCACCGGCTGCACCAGTTCGCCATATTTCAGGTGTAACCAGCCAAGGCGGCGCGTCACTGTCTTGGTGCCGTTCTGCACCTGCTCGGTGGTCATGGCAAAGCTCATGTTTCGCATATTCACCCGGCCACCTTTCGATGGCAGGTCCTTGGTTATCGTGAGGCTGTGTAGGTGCCGGATGCCAACTTACTGCGCAGCTCATAGCCCATCAGCGGCCAGATCTTCGCTTCAGCGTTACGGCGCGCAATCTTGCGACCGATCTCGGCGTCGAAGTTCTCCGGGCTGGCACAGGCCGACTCACCGGTGACGGTGAAGCCGTTTTTCAGCACCAAAACGCAGAAGGTCAGCAGATCAAGCGATTCGGGAATATCTTCTTTCTCATCCACGTTCCCGACGCAGCCATGTGCTGCTGTGAAGTAATGCGCACTGGCGATGTTCGCCTCGATGTCTGCCGGTGTGATGCGCGGCGCTGTCAGTCCTTTGGCTTGAATCTCCTGCTCGATTGCTTGGTTCATGCTGTTTTCTCCTTTTGGTTGTACTGCTTGGTTATGCTGCAACTCTGTTGTTGAATTGAATGTCGCCTGCGAACTCGGCCAAAATCCATTCGAGCATCAGCTCTTCCGGCAGGCCAAAGTTCTCGGAAAGCACTTCAAGGATTTCCGCTCTGTTAGCGCGTGCGCGGTTTGCTGGATTGAATCCGCTGGTGGAGACTGGCGCGGCAGGTTCCGTCTGCGATACAACAGCAGGCCGCGCCCCGGCAAGCGTGCCGGCTTGGCTCTCAGGGGGTGTATTCAGTTTTTCCAGAGCAGCGGCCTCGATGGCATCACCGATCTGCTTTGTCGCGGCATTGTTTGCTTCGGCGAGTGCTGCGGCCTTCTCTGCTTCGCGCGCTGCCGCCTCTTCCGCCGCTTGTTTCGCGCGCTCGGCGGCAAGGATAGCTTCTGCCTCTGCTTGCGCCTTGGCGGTGGCTTTGCGCTCTTCCTCAAGCCTGATTGATTCGCGCTGGGCTTCAAGTTTTGCAGCTTCATCCGCCTTCTGCTTCTCGATCCGACTGGTGATGGTCAGAACGAAGTCCTCCATGGGCTTTGCCATGAGGGCTTGCAGGTCTGGGAATAGCGCGCTTTGACCGGCTGCATGCTCTTTGCACCATACCAGCTTGGCGCGAACATCTTTTGCTGTTTGGTCTGCCGCAAACTTCTCATCACGCAGCGCGGTATCAACCTTTTCCTGCATGGATTCCAGCGACTTCAACCCTTTAATAGCTTCGCCGAAGTTCCTGCCAATAATCCCGAGTCGGATTGGTTTGGTTTCAGCTTCCAGTAATTCAATGTGCGCCGCAAAGTCTGCGCTGGCTTTGGTAACGATTGCGGCCTTGCGTAGTTCTTTCTCGCTCTTCACCAGCTTGTCCAGCATCAACCTTTTGTCAGCCAACTGCTTTTTGATGTGATCCAAGGTGCGCACCACCTCATCAACAGTGGACATCTGCGCGAGTACGCTGGCTTTTGTTGCTTCCAGATTGGTTTCAGCTTCCTTGCAGAACTTTACCGTTGATTCGGCATCTGCAAAATCTTGGTCGCTAACCAGTTCTGTTTTGATTGCAGCAATGAATAAGGTGGCCGCTTCTTTGAACTCGGCCAAGTTGGAGGCCGTCACCATGCCGGTCGCTTGGACGAACACGGAGGGCAGGGCTTGGATGGCTTCGGCCTTTGGCGCTTCTACTGTCTTGGTTGGAACGT